TTGTAAAAACTTTGAAAAAAATTCAACATCTTCTTGAGTGGCTTCAATACTGAAATATCTTGAAACTTCTTGTAAAGTATCATAAGCGTTGTCGAAATCATCATCATATGGATTCCCGATAGGAAAGTCCTCATCGACTAATTTTGCAGCGATGAATACCAATTGTTTTTTTGATAATTTTGAAAATTGACTTTGTTCTGTCATGTTAATAAATATAAAAAAGGTGAGATTTCTCTCACCTTTTGTTAATTCAGTTTTTCTTCGAAGTTTTTCATAAGTTGAATGATGTTATCTCTACCGACAGGATTTGCTGAGTGAACATTCCAAGATGGAAGAGGAAGACCATTTGTCCAACAATATTCACATAACCACTTTGCAGCATCATATCCTGTTTTTTCATAATATACGAAACTTTCAGTCTGTGTTGTCGGATCATAATTAATTTCAGCCAAATCGTGATCAAATGAAACCTCGTTAGGTGATCCGTTCTTTGTTACCCAATTTACAAAATCATCGTAGGTTCTAACAATATCCCACCCTTCGGTTTTTGGACATCTTACATCATCAAGGCAAGCTCCGTATTTTGACTTATAACCAAAGATATACTTTGTTGCGTGTACTAATCGTTTCCAAAAAGATTTATATGTCGTTAAATGTACGTGCGCATAACACATATTAGATTTATGTCCGTTATCAAACTCTGTTTCATTGTAGAATAACAATATTTGATGTTCATCTGAATGGCACTCACATAAGAGTATTTCATTGTCCCAATTCTTTTTCATAATTTTTATTTTAATACGTGAGGATTTATTTCTCTTTCAAATCCGTCGGAGTCAAATTCATACTCGGCACAAGGATATTCTCTTTGTTTGGTATCTAATGCAGTCCAACGAACATCTTTTTCAATCCATTTCCAATCAACATTTTCTTCCCACAACGGTTTTATTTCATCCGAATAAGCATGATTACATTCACATCCTCTCGGAACACAATCGTCACAAGAGTATGGGCTATCGCCAGAAGAGTAACCTGGCATATAGACCCATACCGCAAGTTTTCCGCATTCACATAATTCTTTAGTCATAATAATCAACAATTTTTTTATCGTTAACGTCAAACTCTAATTTAATTGGTTTGTTTTCGTATTCATATTTTTCGTTAAGAACAGATGCGTTTAAGAATTCAACACCGTTAAAGCAATCGTAAAATTCAGGTTGCCAAGGACTACCATAAAACTTCACACCGTCAATTACAACTTCACTATCGTAAAGATAGATAATACCTCTTTCTTTGAATTCATCTGCAATGTCGGTATGTAATTCGAAACCAAAATCGTGGTTCCCAGCAATAAAGATTTTATGTTTGAAATCGGTCATTGCAAACCAGTTCAAGAAATTTGTGATTTCATGACTCTTACCCATACTGGTACAATCCCCTGCATGGATTAAAACGTCTCCGCTTCCAAGAATGTTGTTATAGGCATTACTTGTTAAGTGATTGTGTTTGTTGTGAGTATCCGATATAAAAGTATATTTTTTAGTCATTTTATTTGAATTTACAATTGTTAAAATGCCACTGATACATTTGAGGTTCACCACCTTCTTTATTACAGTAGGGACATTTAATAATTTTTTTTGATTTTCCTTTTTTTAATTGACTCATTTTTAACTTAGTTTCATCACTAAATTTAATCCCTATTTTTTTGTTTCTAATTTTCTGTTTTGATTCTTCAGTATGATTTTTATTTTTCATTGGTGAAGTATATCCATTTTCTAAAAACGTGTTTTTTCTTTTACTTTTTGTTTCTTCTGTTTGTTTTTTACCAAAAAATGGATGACATTCTCCCGAAGGAAATGGGGTCAAATTTTTAAGTTTTATTTTTTTTACTTCTTCAGAAACTATTCTTTTTTTTAATTTTTGACGAATTTCTTCTTTATTAATGTTTTTAGTAAAAGTATCACCTCCAGTTCCTCCATCCGTTAAATTATATCCCAAAGATATTGAATTTAGTTCCTTTATCCAAAATTTTTCTCTTTTGTCTAAAACATCTAATGTTTCACAATGTTCTAAAATTTCTTTGATGAAATTTTCTTTACCATATTTTTTTATTGCCCTTTTTAATAAAACTCCACTACCTAAGTAATGTTCTGAATTATTAATATCCTTACCAATATAATACTTTCCATTAATGATATTTGTTGTTTTATAGATAATCATAATATTCTTTAACTATAAATATCACTAATGAATGTTATTTTCATAAAATATCGTTTTTGTCTTCTTCGTCAATTCCCCAATCTAAAAAGTCTTCACCTTTATAGTTAGGATGATTTTCTTTCATGTAGTCAATTCCTCGAACCCAAAGATACGAAATAATTCCGACTACAATAACCATTAATAGATAAACTTTCCACATATTATTTTAAGTTTTTACTTGAGTAATCCTTAATATCTTGTCCTTGAATGATTGACCATAGTTCTTTCCATTCAGACTCTTCGATTTCTCTTGCTCTTGTAAAGATTTTTTTATTATGGACTCTTTCTTCTTCAGTGTCTTCTTTATCAGTCCACAACCAATCAGAATTTTTTATTTTACCAAATTCTAATTCCGCTAAACTAACATAGGAATCACTACGAAGATTTTTAATTAATTGAATTGATCTCTTCATCTTTTCAACTTTTTTCAATCTTGATCCGTCTATCTCGTGTCCGTGATTCTCAATTGTGTCTACAGTTTTTTCTAAAGAACGACGAAATAAATCTAAATTAAATGAGTAATCCCAAGAACGAAACGCATATAATTCCTTTCTAAAAAACCAAATGTTTTCCAAAAAATATGGTAAGTCTCTGCGAAAAAAATCATAGGTTTTATACCACCAAGTTTGTTGTCTTGATAATGTCTTTAATGATTTCCAAAAACTATCTGCAAATTCTACTTTCATAACTATTGTTTTCACAAATATAGGAAAAAAATAAGACCCGACAAAATAAATTGGCGGGTCTTTTGGAAAAGGGATATATGAGAACACTCTTAAGGAGTGATGTGTAGATAAATATAGTATTTTTTGAAAAAATATCAAATATTACATACCCTGTAGACGATTTTTTA